CTTTATCAGTACCATTTGAATTTTCGTAATTATCCGAACGTGCATATAGTTTATTAGTTGCTGAAGGATTAAAATAAGAATCCCCCCAACCGTCTTTTTTAGGACTTCCCCAATTGCTTTGGTGGTATATTTCGTTTGCCATTATTTGTCTTTTATTTTTAAATCTTGCATAATATTAAGATGCAGAACTTTCTATCACAAAGTTGGTCTAGTGTCTGGAAAATCAGATGTATCAGTCCAATCTCTTAACCTAGCTCTGTAACTGTAATACAAAGGTCTTTCGGGATGGTCGTCTAACATTACTACCCAATCAGTATCTTTTAACTCTTGGTTTCTCCAAATTATTTCTGCTGCAATTTCTTCTTCTGTCATTTGTACTTCTTCTACTTCTTCACTCATAATAGTATTATTTTAGTTTGATAAATAAAGGTTGCCCCGAACCACTTGAATCGGTTCTCGCTGTTGAGTCTCCTACTTTGATTACACCAGTAAATTGATTAAGCCCTGCAAATCCAGAACTGTACTTAGGCGCCCATAAATTTGTGCTACTTGAAAATCCACCTTGATAATTTGTTGAGCTTGTTATTACATTCCCTGTTACCCCCCCAAGTCCATCAAGCTGAGTCCAAGTTCCTGCTAATCCTGTTTGACTCCAAAAAGTAACCCCATCATAAGCAACTCCATAAGAAGCTGCACCAGCAGAAATAACGTTTCCTGTTCTAGTCCAAGTTGCTGTATCTATTTCACGTATATTACTACTTGCGTCAGTTCCCCAATATGTAGTGGAAGTGTTAAGATAGGTTTGGGTAGTACTATTAAGCATTATTGTACTTTGATTTCTTGCAGCGTGTGCTGTAGTAATAGCACCAGTATCTGGATTGTAACCTGTAACTCCATCCACACCGCCAGCACTTCTTCCCGAAATAAATAATTCAGTTCCTCCAACTAGCCCTATACATCCTTTTATAGGTGCAATAGTATAACTAACATTCCAGTCTGAAGTAATGTCTATTTCAGTTCCTATTTGAGCGCCTGTAGTAGTGTTAAATTTATAAATTTCAACAGAATTAGCAGCTGAAGTTGATGAATATGAACCGAAAACAACATATAATGCCGATTTATCTTGGTTGAAGGCAGTCCCTGCAATCATTTTTGTGGTGGGATTTGTGCCAGTAGCCGGACTGCTTAAAGAAACAAGCTGAGTGAAAGTGAAATCGGTTTGATTTGTTGCAGATGGATAATTCCCTAAAGTATCATCTATTGTTCCTCCTGTTTTTAACCAAACAGAATTATCAATCGGGTTTGTATATAAACCTGTGCTAGCATTATAACCAGCTGGATTGCCTGTAACTAAAACTTTAAATGGTGCGTAGGAATTTATACCACCGCCACCACCGCCAGAAGGAAAAAATGTTGAAAAATTACTCATATTTATTTTAATTATTGTTAATTTGCTCCAATTATTACCCAACCTTGTGTTCCACCTGCAAAAAATAACTCAAACGAAGCGCTAAGGTCATCCAATACTAAGTCTTCTGCTAATCCCATTATTGAATTACCGTTACGACCTAAAGTGTTTGTAAATTGAGACCTTAATGACATCTTAAATGAAGTTCCAACCGAAGGTACAGAAGGAAGAGTGTGCGTTACATCTGTTGTATTTACTAAAACATATACTTGCTTATCAGTCCAAAAAGTAATAGCACCAGTATAATACCCTGCAGTATAACCACCACTAGCAGCATCAGTCCAAGTCATTGTTCCGTCCCCATCCGAAGACAATAATTGTCCTGCCGTTCCATTTCCAGTAACTTTCAATTCAGATGCTCCTACGATGTCATCATTTAACATTGCTTCTGTCACAAAGTTAGTTCCGTAGACTTCATCAAAGTTTTGATTTACTTTTATAAAGGCATTCCTTAGTTGGTCTCCTGTACCATCGTTCGCCTTTGTTCCTGTTAATACCGTTTGTTTAGCCATACTATTACAATAAATTTTTTATCCTTTTGTTATTTACTTTTTTAAGGTATTTAGTTAGCTTTTCTATGTTCTTTTGTTTTGGTTTATAGCTACCTACCTTTTTTCTTATAATACCCATCCGCTAAAATTTGAATCGTAAGAAGGGTTAATATCATCGTTTGTATTACTTCGGTACTCTGGAAATAATGTATTGTTAAAACTCATATAAGAAATAAACCTATCTGTATAATATTGTGCTAAATCTCTTTCTTTTTCAACTAAGTAATCTACTTCGTCTTTTGACACGTTTTCTGCGTTTTCGCTAGAATGCTTAAATACGCCCTTGTTAGCGATTGTATATGCAGCGAAGGGTAAGTATTCAACCATAGCCCAATGTATCAGCATAGGCTTTATATGGACGTTTACAAGGCTTAAATAGTCCCCTGTTAAAGTACCTGCTATAATATCAGCTTGTATCTTTTCAAATAGGTCTGTACCTAAGTAATTTTGTATGTGTATATCTTGAGCGGTTTTAATCCATTGAATAAAAGAATCCGTATCTACGTTTCCATTCATTGCAGTGAATTTTACTATGTCTGCTCTTCCTATTAATAATGCTTCTGCCATTTCTTATTTGTTTACAAAACCGTTGTTAGGCATATCGGTTGGTCGTTTAGCCACATTTGATTCGTTTTTTTCAGGTGTAAATCCTTCTTTTTTTGCTTTGTTTACGCTTACCTCTGCTCTTGGATTTTTAGCATCTGGAGAAACCCCCTTAGCCATATACGTTTTACGCATCCAAAAATGATGGCAATCACCACCGCCTTTAAATTCCCAGATAGAATAAGTATCAGCACCATTTAATCCCCAACCTGCATTTACCGCTTGGTTACCCATTTGGATAATATCTTCTTTTCTGTATATCTTTTTAGATGCTACCATTTTTGAACAAAACTCTCGACTGTTTTGAGATACCTTTAAAGGTGCATATTGATAACGAACTTTAAATCGTAAACCATCTGACTCCCCATCTTGTTCGCTTTTAGCGTTTGGTCTTGCAGCACCTGTTGAAGCCAAACCTATCATTTTGTCTAGCGTTTCTTCTTGGTCATAATCAACTTGACGTTCGTCTACCAATTCCCATTCGTCTAAATCTTCTTCTTCTCCTAGTTCGTCTAGCAAATCAAAAGCCTTTTCGTCATTAAAAGAATACTTAGCCAATTTAACACCTGTTTCTTCTTCCCTTGCTTCGTCTGTTATTGCGTTATCCGTATCAATGAATTCAAGCGGCTGTAAGGTCTTGAAATATAATTTCAATGATATACCATTAAAAGCTAGTATATCGTCAATACAGTCTATTAAAAGGTCTTGATACGGTCTTATGGTAACGTTGTTGAATAAGAGGGAAGCTGTTTTGATTTCATCAGCATTATTTCCTAGTCCATTATTGCCTGTTCTTATTCCTAAAAGTAAAGGCGAGGTAATACGGTGTGCAACCATTAACTTGTTAGAGCATTCCGTAGATAGATACTCATAATGTGCTGGTGCATCGTTTAAAGGAACGTCATCGATTGTAGTTTTACTTTCAGCGTTGTTATTAAAGGCAATGATTACCTTCTCTCCACGGCTTCCTGTTAGCTTACGCATTACATCGTTCTTGATGCTTAGTTGTTGCATTTGGTCTGGAATTCCGTTGTTAAAGTTTAATATTTTTGTTCCGCTGAAGCCATTTTGGACATCATTAATAAGGTAATCACTTACTTCACTTTCAAGTTCCGCATAAGCTAGACCCCCTTGATAGTCTACAGGACAGTAGTAATCGTATCCAGAAACATATCTTTTAGCTATTTTTATTTCGGGTTCTGTTCCGTTACCAAATCCAAAGGCTGCAATTCGTTTAGGTTTGTCAGCAGGTTTAATGTTAGACCAGTCAGAAAAATAATAATATGCTTCTATTTTACCCTCATCGTTGCATTTCTCCGCTCGTAGTGTTTGGCGTGGGAAGTGTTCTGCTTTATATACTTTTTTATCTTTGTAGGTAACCTGAAAACTAGCCTCTCCTAATAGTTTTAAATCCAAAGAAACTTTCCTTAAACAATCGTTAGAAAAGATGGAACGCATAGCAGCATACTCTTCCGTTTTTGTAGAACTATCTAAAGCATCTAATCCTTTACCGTATATCATTGAAGAAACTCCACCAATAATAGCGTTGTTAGTTGCACTATTAGTAAATAAGTCAATCAGATACTGGTAATAGTTATTATCACTCCCGTAAGCTACCCATTCCTTTCGTTTATCTTCAGAAATTTCAGGTCTGTTATAGGTAGATAAATTAATTACGTGAAGACCGCCTTCTTTTTTATTGTTATTTCTTGCCATTATAAAACTATAAAGTCGTTAGCTATTGTATTTTTTATGTATTCGTTATCGTTTACGCTGTACGTGGTAACGTTTTGATTAGTACAAAAGATTTTATCTTTAAATATTACGTTAGTTCCATCCTTAATTTCTAGCATATACATAGTATTTTCAACTAATGTAAAAACGCTACTGTATTGAAAGTAGTAATCCAAAGCTGTAAAGGCTGTAGCCGTAGAAGTAAATACCTCTGTGTTGGTTGTTTCGTCTTTTATCGATATAGTGTATGTAGTTCCAGAGGTGTATTCCCTTGGAATAAAGTTAAGGGTTTGGCTATCTGTTGTACTTTGTAATATTGTCATATATATACAATAAAATAAGTCTCTTTTTGTTAAATACAAGGCATAAAAAAAGGGGCTAATTGCCCCCTTTAATATCTAGTAATTATTACTATGAATTTGTACCAACTGTAATAGTTACTATTGCAGAACTCATACCTGCGTATGGGTTATTAGCGATAGGACCAGCTATAAAGTTTGCTGGTTGTACCTCTTGCCCAACAAGAGTAAGTGTATAACCGCTTAAATCTGCCATTGAAGCACCAGTTACGATAGTTCCACCTGTTACCTCTGCACCGTGTTCTAAGCCCATTATGAAAACATTTCCATTATAGTCTTCTACTGCTACGTGAGGACGTCCATAAGCAAGAAGTTTAATTTCCTTGTTATCTTCTTTTGATAGTTTCTTTAGGGTTAAGTTTAAAGTTTGCTCAAAGTAAGTTGTTCCGTTTTCACGTGAAGATGTAATAGCCTGCTCGAAGCTTGACCCACCTTTTAAATCATATTTGTATGCTACGAACGTACCAGATAAGTCGGTAATTTCATCGTCTACTTTTGTTACAGTACCTAAATCCCCGAAGTCAGTAAAGTAAACGGCTTTTAAGCCACCTACTACGTCTTTGCAAGGTTCTAATCTACCTTTTGTTAAATCACAAGCCATATTGTTTTGTATTAAAAAAGGGTAGGCAGTTATCCCACCTACCCTCTTTGATTAATTAAATCTAGTTATTAAGAATAGAGAACGATGTCGCTTCCAATCCCGTACTGTACTCCTGCAGTAAATCTCATTACTACACGCACATTTTGACTTCCATCAATGTCAGCCATATCAATAACTTTTACTTCTTGGTTGTCAGATAAAAGACCTGTTCCAAAGAATAAGTTGCTTTTTTCAGCTGCTACCATTGTGTTGTCAGCCAATCCGTTTGCTACTGCGATTTTTACTCCATCGAAAGTAAGACCGCCACCGTTGTACCATTGTGTACCTTGGTTGTCAAGACCAGCCGCGCCAATTGTCGCTTGGAATCCTCCTAATGCTCTTACGTAAGCACGTGCTACGTTTTGAGAAACATAAATGAAAAGGTCTTCTGATGTATAGATTGTAGAGTTGATAGAATCAACAACTAAACCTAATTTCTCAATAACATTTGCTGCCGTTACAGCTGCTCCTGCACCTACGTCAGTTACATCTGCATCAGCTAACATTAATTCTTTAAATCCTGCAAAGTCTCCGTTTGTTGCAGCCGCTCCGTTCCAGATAGATTGTTCTGTTCTTTGTGCAACTTTAGCAGCAACGTGTCCGATTAAGAAATCTGCAAATGAAGGAGGAAGTGAATCAAAGGCAGAAATTCCCATTGATACTGCATCCCAATCTGATTGGAAATCTTTCTTACATAACTGTAAGTTTACTTGTTGTGAAGTTGGCTCTAAAATTCTTTCAGTTAGAGTCAAAGTAGAAGTAGGGTCAAAATCACATCCTGCGTCTTTTACAAGACCGTCAGTAGATACTTTCTTAATTACTTCTTTAAATTTGATGTTTGGCTTAATAGAAATTAATCCATTGTCCAAAGTTGAACCGCTTAAAAGTGCAGCAGAAATGTACTGTCCTGCAAATTCCCCAGCGTAGGTAGTTGTAATGCTAGTAGTTGTAGCCATTTTGTTTTAGTTTTTAAATTTATTAATTCTTTGGAGAACTCTATCCATCGTGGTAGTTCCTCCTTTTTGAGAATAAAGGTTTAACGCTTTATCCGCATTTGCTTCAGGGTTATGGTTTACTTTTTCAACACTTGAAAGTTCTTCCTTAACTTCTTCGACAATATTTTCAACAGTCTCTTCAACTGATAATTCATCTTTCTTGTCAATCATTGCTTTGATTTCGTCAATCATAGACTTAACCTCTGCAAGGTCTTCTTTAGTTGCGTAGGACATTTCTTCTTTTTCCTCTTCAGCCGCTTCTACTTCTTCCTCTGCAGGTGCTTCTTCTGGTGCTTCCTCAACGGCTTCGCCAATAGATTTAATGATTCCCTCCTCTTCGATAATCAATTCCTGACCATCCTCAAGTTTGTAGCTTCCGATTGGAAGGGCTACTCGCTCATCTTCGGTTACAATAAAAACTTCTTTACCTTCTGCAAACTCTTCTGCTTCTATGATAGTTCCGTTCTCTAATGCAGCCTGTGCTAATTTAACTTCTTCGGATAATTCTACCCCAAGTGTTTCTTTGATTTTGTTTAACATATCTGTTGCTTTCATATTTATACAATAAAATTAATATTCGGTTGTTATATTTTTATGCTTTCTTTTGGATTATAAACCATTCTGTACCGTTACACCAGACCTGAATACCCTCATAAGCCTTGTTTACCTCGTAGTATGAATTTGCACCATCTAAATTTTGAGAACCAAAAGGGGTAACTCGTGCCTTTGTAGCATTTGTAAATGTAGAATCTGTTATAATTCTTTTAACCTTGTTTAGGTTTTTAGCATCAGTTGCATCTGGAAGCGTTAAAATCATAGTACCGTTTCCACCGCTCCAACTTAACACAATTAATTCAGACTCATCATAAGTAGAAGCATCTAAATCTACCGTTTGACCTGAACTTACAGTTAATGTAGTAGGCTCTAAATGATTTACAACGTAATGCTGTACGTTTTGTAAGGTTGTTTTCTTAGTAGTTCCTCCTTGTACTATTGGCAAATCCTCTGCTCCTGTAATATTAGAAGCACTAACCAATGTTAATTGTGATATTTTTTTATCTGACATTATAAAATTATTTTACTATTATTTTCTTGTAACATTCTACCACCACTTTCCAAAAGAATTAAATAACTACTTTTAGTTATGTTTCCTATTCCTTGTGCTTGTAGACTTCCATCACAACACTTTCTAGAGTACTTTCCGTTTTTACAAAGGCATCCACGCTTGTCATTTTGTGGGCTAGGTATTCTACTCATTCTCTATGCTTTTAAGTTTTGATTCAGCCCAAGATTTAGCACTTTTACCTCCCCAAAGTAAGTAAGAAATATATCCACAGCTTTCTGTATCGCCTTTCTCGTAGTAAACTTCTGCTCTGCTCAAATAACTAAACATTCTTTTTATAGTTTCTTTTGATATTGGCTTACCTTGTGCTAATTGTTGCGCTCTTATCTTACCAACTTGCGTAGCGCATTTATTGCCTACCTTTTCGTTTAACTCAATACCTCTTTTAGCGTTGTTGCTTACCGAATCTGGATAATCACTATAAGACTCCATTTCAGTTTTTTTACCTGTTTTTGTGCGTTTATCTTTTTTAATAATAGCAGTAACCTGACCTAATAAATAACTAGCTTCTGCTTCTTCAATTTCAATTAACTCTTTACTTAATTCGTTTGGCTCGTTAGGTCTTTCTAATTTATCCGCAAAGTAGCCTTCAATACTAAATCCTTTTACTTTTCCGCTTTTAACATAATCGTTCCATACGTCATCGTTTTGTACTTTCATTGAAAGCATCCAAGTTCCGATTGGTACATCTAAATCATAGAATCTTGTTTTATCTTTCTCGTCTTCTACAATCCAACTTTCAACCGCAGTCAATCCTGTTAAAGGCATTTGGTGTTCTAGTGTTGAGTTGTTTTGATTGCCACGTATAAAGAATAGTTCAGATGCCTTGCGTACCGTATCCTTTG